TAACACTTTTATTGGAGAAAGAGCAGGAGCAGCAAATACGACAGGTGATGAATCAGTTGCAGTAGGACAATTTTCTTATTCAGCCAACACAACTGGGGTAGATAATGTTGCCATAGGTAGAAGTGCATTAGCAGCAAATACAACAGCCAATCATAATGTTGCTGTTGGAAGACAATCAATGTTAGTAAACACCACAGGAGGAAATAACACAGCCATTGGGTCTAGGTCTTTACAAGCAAACACAACAGCTTCTAACAACGTAGCAGTTGGTTATGATTCTTTATACGCTAACACCACAGGTGCAGAAAATACAGCAGTGGGTAGAGATGCACTGTCAGCAAACACCACAGGAGAATATAATACCTCAGTCGGTAGGTCAGCTTTAGCAGCAAACACCACAGGCGCAAGAAATACAGCTGTGGGTTACTCAAGTGGAGCTGCTCTTACTACAGGTAATAGAAATGTCGCTTTGGGACATAATGCTCTTGTTGCTGAAACAACTGGAAACTATAATGTTGCAATCGGTTATGGAGCACTAGACGCAAGCACTGGCGGAACCTCAAACAACACAGCCGTTGGTTATAATGCACTGACAACAACTACGACAGGGGACGACAACGTTGCAGTGGGTTATGCAGCACTACAGGTATCTACTACAGCAGCAAACAACACAGCAGTCGGAAAGTCAGCTTTAGCAGCAAACACCACAGGTGCTGGAAACACAGCTTTGGGAATGAGAGCATTGGTAGCAAACACTACAGCATCTAACAATGTTTCGATAGGTAAAGATTCTATGTATGCCAATACGACTGGTGCATCCAATGTTGCGGTAGGTCTTAGTGCTTTACAGAATAATACAACTGCCTCAAACAACACCGCAGTGGGTTATACAGCTTTATTTGCAAACACCACAGGTACAAGCAACACTGCTGTAGGTAAAGACGCACTAGCAGCAAATACAACTGGCAACACAAACGTGGCTGTAGGCGATGATGCTTTAACGGCAAATACAACTGGTGCTGGAAACACAGCGATAGGACACGATTCAAGTTTGGCTATAACTACAGGTGGTGAAAACACTTCTTTAGGTATTAACTCATTAAGAACTGCGACTACAGGTAGTTATAACACAGGACTAGGTGGTGGTGCTTTACAGGCAACAACAACAGCTTCAAACAACACCGCAGTTGGTTATAATTCTTTAAACGCAAACACCACAGGTGAACAAAACGTAGCAATTGGTAATAATGCCCTAGATGCCAATACAACAGCTGGTCAGAATGTTGCAGTGGGTTATGATGCTCTAGGAGCAAACACTACTGCGAACTACAACACTGCCGTTGGTAGAGAAGCACTTAAAGCAAACACCACAGGTCAATATAATGTAGCTGTTGGTAGAACGGCTGGAATGGCAAACACCACAGGTGCTTATAATACGGCAGTCGGTGCTAATTCACTAGATGCTAACACCACAGGCTCAAACAACGTAGGCGTAGGTTATGGTGCTTTAACAAGTGCCACAACGGGCGGAAACAACGTAGCGGTCGGCGCTAATTGTCTTGATGCTCTTACCGACGGAGAAGAAAACACTGCTATAGGAGATGGTGCTTTAGGTGCTAACACGACAGGAGATAAAAATGTAGCATTAGGAGCTCGTGCTTTATTGGCGAATACAACCGCAAGTAACAACACAGCAATTGGTTATGATGCTTTAGTAGCAAACACCACAGGTACAGGTAATGTTGCGGTTGGCAGACAATGCCTGGATGCCAATACAACGGGTGGTGAAATAGTGGCAATGGGTGAAAATGCTATGGGGGCAAACACCACTGGAAACTATAATACAGGTGTAGGAGAAAATGCTTTAGGTAATAACACCACTGCTTCTTACAACGCTGCATTCGGAAGAAGAGCATTATTAGCAAACACCACAGGTGAATACAACACAGGAGTTGGGACATTCGCTGGTACAAGTATTACAACTGGAGTTAGGCACACCTGTGTGGGTTATGATTCTGGGGCTAATATTGTGGAAGGAACGGGTGGAATATATCTAGGAATGAGTGCTGCTCCTTCTGCTGATGATAACAATTATGAGATAGTAATTGGATATAACACCACAGGTAAAGGATCACAAACTGGTTTTATTAATCCTATAGGTGGTGGTGTTTATGCGGGTAATAACTCTGCATCGTGGTCAACCACATCTGACAGACGAATCAAAAAGAATATAGAAGATAATAACGATGGACTTGAAAAGATTAATCAAATTCGTGTAAGAAACTTTGAATATCGTTTACCAGAAGAAGTTGATGAGGAACTCCCGCAGAGTGCAGCTATAGGTAAAGAAGGCACACAACTTGGTGTAATTGCACAAGAAATTATGGAAGTTTTACCCGATGTCGTTAAACAAGAATCAACAGGGTGTTATTCGGTTGACCCCGATAACCTTACTTGGTACTTAGTAAACGCAGTAAAAGAACTCTCAGCGCAAGTTGAGGAATTAAAATCTAAAATAGAGGAATAAAAATGGCAGTAACAAAAAAGCTAACCAAATCTATTCCCCATGTGAAGTCTAGTAAGGCTCAAATGTGGGATTTAGAAATGACTTACGAGAACGACAAAGAAGGCGATGCGACTTATTACAAGTCTGTATTCAGTCATCAAGCCGTAGCAGCCGATGGTGATTTCACCGCAGCAGCTAAAAGCTCGTTTAATCTGGCAGCTTTGACCGCAATGTGTCCTGTATCACAATGGGATGCAGTCTTTGCGAGTCAAGTGGATTCAGTAATTACTAATCCCGCTACACCAGCAGTACCAGACCAAGACTTTGCAGTACCTTCTAGCTAGAAATGGCTGAAGTAACGGTGCACAACATGCCTAGTGTCTATGTCATGGAGACACAAATGCCAGAGAGTATGGTTGAGGAGTTAAATGATTACCTGGATGAATATGTTGAGGATAAAAATAAAAAATCATTAGCTGACACTTTAGTTGGGCAAATAGCACAAGGTGAACAATTACTTCTGGATAATGATGATCCAAGAGTAAAAGAATACACGAATTTTATATGTGGCTTGGGGGCAGATTATATTAATTTCTTCTCTCAGAATATTGGAACAATGTTAAAAGCACCCAAAGCCGTAGCGGTTGATGAAACTTGGTCAGTGCACAGTTACGAAGGTGACTATAACCCTATACACGATCACGGCACTAAAACCATTATGGGTATATCGACAACTAGCTGGACTAAGGTTCCGCAACAGATACTAGACCAACCAACTGCTGGCGATGGTAACTACTCTTTATACAATTCGTCTGGTGATTGTGATGGGTATATAGCTTTTAATTACGGCAGAAACGAACTGATGAACACAGAGAGACTGCGACCTCCGCAATCTTTTGTTATGCAACCAGAAGTAGGAAAGTTGTTGGTTTTTCCCTCTTGGTTGCAACATATGGTGTATCCTTTTAAGGGAAAAGGCGAAAGAAGAACTGTCGCCTCTAATCTTAATTGCTGGGATATTCAAGAACAACCAACAGAAATAGAAGAGGTACAATAATGGAAATATTTGCAAACACGATTGCAATAATTATGGCAATTATTAGTGTGAGTAGCATTATCGCTGCCGTCACACCCACCCCTAAAGATGATGTATGGATTGGTAAACTTTACAAGCTAATTGATCTATGCGCATTTAATATCGGTAAGGCAAAAGACAAGGCAGGTAAATAACATGGCTATTGGATTAACTAACTGGTTCAAAACAACTTTTCTTGGATATGAAGAAAAAACCGTAAGAGCCAGAACAGCTAAAGGTCATTATAAAGCAGACGATAAGTCTACCCCAGATGTAAATGAGGCTTATAAAAAAGTTGCTGTTAAAAAGACCCAAGCTAAGAAAAAGTCTTCTCGTAAAAAACGATGAGCAACAATGATCCATCAAGTCGATTTGGTGGAGACATGGACAGAAACGAAGTTGAGATGGATCTCAACAAGTTTATGGACATGGTCCGAGAAATCTCAGACCTTAAAGATCAGGTCAGAACACTAGAAGACGCAACAAATGTAAACCCCCATCAAAGATGGATTCATTTAGCTCAAGCAGTGGATTCATGGAGGATATTTCCTAGAGTTTTCTTAAGTGTTTATATATTCTTACTCTACTATTCAACAATGTGGTTTATGGATCTTCCCGAGCCAAGTCTTGAGCAATCAGGTCTTATAAGTATTATTGTTGGAGCAGGAGCAGCATGGTTTGGTTTATACGCTGGCACTTCTGGTTCTTCTAAAAGTTTTAAAGGCGAAGGAAGTGAATAGTGGATGTTTTTGCTTTAATAGCTGAACTAGGACTTCCTGTGGCGGGAGGTCTTATAATGGCATATTTTATTTTTCTCATCATGAAACAACTGATGGGAAATCTTGTTTCAGAGATTAAAACTATCCAAGGAATTTCTAAAATGCTCATCACTAGAGCCTCTATTATGAATAATGATATTATTAGAATAGACACAAGCGTTTCTTCGGCTTTAGGTATACCCCCTGATTTAGACAGGATCGCAAGAGCAGAAAATTTTGTAGAAGATGGGAAGATAGACGCTAGGAGAGATTAGTGGACATAGTCCAATTGGTGTCGGACTTCGGTTTTCCTGTGGTTATGGTTGTCGGTCTGGGATACTTTGTTTATTTTGTTTGGCAAACCATTACGAAAGTAATAGACCCAGCCGTAGAGGAAATGAAAAACACCATTATAAGATTAACTGACCAATTACGTCTTTTAGATCAAGATATGATAAGATTAAAAGAAAAAGTGAATACTGTTTTACAATTAAAAGAAGATGAAAATAAAGAAAACAAACCCACAAGAAATAAAAAGACATAGAGAACCAATAGCGTTGCTTTATTTTTCATCCATATTGATTGTGGTGTTGGTTGTTGTTATACACAATAAAGTTTTTGCAGATGAAATAGTACATGAGTTTAAAAGCCCCAGTTTTAGTGGTGTAGGTACTTCTTCGCATTACCTAACAATTGATGAACAAGAAAAAACAAGAAGAGACGAAGAAGCACAAAAAGTTGAAGACGCTTTAAAAGAAGCAGAAAGAGAAGCAGAAAACACAACACTCGCCAAGTTTTTAAGAAACTTAGAAAGCAGGATCTATAGTCAATTGTCTAGAGACATCGCAGAAAGCCTGTTTAACTCCGAGGGTGGCGGAACAGGAGGAAGCATAGAATTAGAAGGTAGTGTAATAACTTTTGTAAACGATGGTATAAACATAACACTAACAGTAATAGACGCAGACGGTAATATCACAACTATTGTTATACCCATAGGTATATTTGGAATATGTTCAGAAGATTGTGGTATTTAGTTTTAGTATTTTCAATACTACAGGGGTGTGCTAGTCTTGCGCCTGTTGGTCACACAGGTTGTATTAGTTGGTTAGAGTGTAGTGAAGAACCAGAAACAGTTAGACCAACACAAACAAAACTAGAAAAGCTTCCCCCACCTATGCAAAAAGCAGTTGTTGCTGTCTACAGTTTTCAAGATTTAACAGGACAAAGGAAAAGTTCTCAAAAGATGGCTTTATTTAGTACAGCGGTCACACAAGGAGCAGATAACTATCTTATAGACGCTTTAAGAAGTGCGGGAAAAGGAAATTGGTTTGCGGTAGTAGAAAGAAAAAACTTAGACGCATTAACTAAAGAAAGACAACTTATAAAAAACACTAGAAAAACATATAACGGAGAAAACGGGAATACGCTAAAACCGTTACTCTTCGCAGGTATCCTTATAGAAGGAGGAATAGTTCAGTATGACACCAATGTGGAAACAGGTGGAAACGGAGCTAGATACTTAGGAATCGGTTCAAGCAACCAATGGCGCAAAGATGAGATTACAGTTTCTTTAAGAGCAGTTCTTGTGCAAACAGGGGAAGTTATGATAAACTGTATGGTGAGTAAAACAATATTGAGTGCGGGTGTCAGTCGAGATGTGTTTCGTTTCGTTGAATTAGGCACGGAACTCGTTGAAGTAGAGACAGGATACAGTCAGAATGAAGCTGTTGGTTATGCCACTAGATCAGCGATTGAAGAGGCGGTCTACACTTTAATTATGAAAGGCTTAGAAAAAGAATTGTGGGATTTTAACTACGAGCAGTTCGAGAAAGACTAAGCCAGGAGGAAGAATGAAACATATTTGGAAACTATTATTATTGGTTTTAGTGACCCCTGCGATTTTTGCAGCCAATAACGATATATACATAACGCAGTCTGGTACAGGATTAACAATGAATATTGACCAGATCGGTAATAGTAATGTGGTCGGTACATCACAAGCTAGAGCTACTTTTACTGGTACATCAATGACTGTTGATATAGATCAAGTGGGGGATAGCAACACACTGGCAGCTTCAGTGGCTCAGGGTAATAGTACCTCGTTTACAGCAAGCACAACTGGTGATAGTAATACGACGACTTTAGCACTGGGAGCAACAGGAGACGTTGCTAACACTGATTTTGACTACGCTGCAACAGGAGATTCAAACACAGTAACTTTTACCCAAGGGGCTGCAGCAACAGCCACCGCAGGTAATCAAGACATAATCATAGCAGGAACATCAAATGATTTGAATGCTACTTGTGAAGTAGTTGGTTGTATTAATAACTGGGATGTAGATGGCGACTCAAACGATATAGACACCACCCAGACGGGAAATGCAGATCACTCAATCACAGGAGATATTACAGGAAACACAAATAATATAGACATAGACCAGACCAACGGTACTGGTAGCACTTCGGGTGTGGTGGTTATAACAGCAACCACAAGCAACGGGACTATAGACATAGACCAATGCGCAAGTGGCTGTTAGTTTTATTTGGGGTCATACATATTAATGCTTATTCTGAAATAGGCACAATTTCCGAGTTGAGAGGTAGTGGAGAAATTTTACGAGCGGATCAGTCAGATAAATTACTGGCAACAACTGATTTGGATATCTTTAGCTATGATGATGTCCGCACTGGTGATGGTCGTATCGGTATTGAGTTTCTTGATTCTTCTGTTATACGGCTCACTGAACATTCTAAGATTGTTATCGATGAGTATATTTATGACCCTGATCCAAGTAAAAGCAAAATGGCACTCCAGATGGCAAGCGGAACAGCCAGATTTATTACTGGCGCATTGGGAAGAATAGATAAAGAAAACATTTCTATAAGAACCCCTAGCGCAACAATTGCAATTAGAGGCACCGACTTCACAACTACAGTAGATGAAATAGGAAGGTCGTTAGTGATACTTCTTCCTAAACCTGATGGAACTTCTTCTGGTGAAATAACTGTAGAAACAATGGCTGGTATAGAGGTTCTCAATGAGCCATACCAAGCAACAATGGTCAGTGTTAGTGAAAGTCCTCCCACAAAACCTGTTCAATTATTGAACATGTCTTTAAACTTTATCGATAATCTTCTAATTGTTAACCCTCCCGAAGAAGTAGAACAAGCACTGGACGAACAAAGCCAAAGCTCTAGTAATGTTTTAGATGCGGATTTTTTAGAAGAAAATGATTTGGATGACGATGGTGATTTGTCTAAGGACGAACTACAAGAAGAAATTACAAGACTAGACATAGATTTGTTGGCTGTTGATTTTCTACAAGACTTACTAGAAATGATAGAAGAGGTTTCAGCTGGAGGAAGAGATGAGGGTGCCTCAGGAGAACTAGACGGAGTAAAAATAGAGGGTATTATTCCTAGATTTGACCAAAACGCTCAGGTATATACTTTTGTAGAAGGTGAGTTTTTTACATTAGTAAGACAAGTTGAGAACACAATAGACTTAGAGTTGGATAAAACTGCGGGGTATAATATCCAGATGTTGTCTGCAGGAAGATTTATAAACGTAACATTAAACGGAGGTGGTGAAAATGAAATCATTATCAATCAGTCTGATTAGTATTTTATTTTTACACAGTTGTCCTTTTGTACAAGCAGGGGATAATTCTGTGGAGGTGAGAACTAAAGGCAGTTCTTCCCTTATACATATTGATCAGATAGGGACGAGTAATACTGCTAGAGTTTGGTGTGGGTTGTCTGAAGGTGCATATCCTGCTCATAACTGTAGTAATGCCGAAATTGATATAGATCAGGAAGGTACTAACAACACGGCTAGAGCATACAGTCAAGTAGCAAACCACACAGGTAATGAATACAAAATAGACCAAGACGGCAATGATAACTTCGGCTATATAGATGCAGACGATGACGGCAATGATATGGACATAGTTCAAGACGGCAATGATAATGATGCTGAAATCTATATGCAAGGTGATAACAATGTATACACTATAACTCAAACTGGAGATGACAAAGAAGGCGAAATTAGAGCTTTTGGGGATAGTTCTGAGTTTAGTATTACTCAGTCAGGTTCTGGAGAACATTACGCTAAAATATATGCAAGCAACTCAGCAGATAATAACGATGCTACGATTACCCAGACTGGAAGTGGAGATCACTATATGAGACTAAATTTTTACACAGATGACTATGATGTAACCGCCAGTCAATCAGGTACAACAAATAAAAGTATTACTGTTAGTTATAATTGTGTAACCAATTGTACTAAAACAGTAACAATTGATCAAAGTGACTAAATTTTTACAACTATTAGCTTTTTTAGTTTTATTAGGAGTTCCTCTTACTCAGCAGTGGGTTCCTCTAGAAATACTTAAACTAAGAATTTTTGACGCACTCGTTGAAGAAAAAGAAGTTTCTAATTATTTTTCAATATTATCAATAGACGAAAAAGATGTTCAAAAAGAAAACGGATACCCCTTCCCCAGAAAAAGATTAGCACAAATACAAAACAAACTTATTGAAAAAGGTGCTTTGGGTGTGGGCTGGGTTATTGCTTTTCCACAACCAGATCGTTTTGGCGGAGATTTAGCGTTTGCTGAAAGTCTGGCTTCTGCCCCAAGTATTTTAGCAACTTTTGAAAATGAAAATGGGACATACCCTGTAACAACAGGCACAGTTATATTGGGTGAAGACCGTGGTGGTTTTAAAGCAAAAGGTGTTATACAGAACATTCCTTTGTTCCGTGAAAGTGCTTTTGAGGGCATAGCAGTTGCTCCTACAGAAGTAGACCAGTTAGTTAGAAGAATGCCTTTGTTGTTAAGAACACCTGATGGTTGGGTTTCTGCTTACGGTGCTGAGGTACTAAAAGTGTTAGCAGGCGCAGATACATATGTGATTAAAACAAACCAAAACGGTGTAGAGGAGATACGGGTAAGGGGATTACCTCCAGTTCCTACAGACTCTTTAGGAAGAAAATGGATTAGTTGGGTCGATACCCCTGAATTCAATCTTCGTGAGTTATATACAAAAGAACTAGACATTGAAGGTAGGTTTGTGTTCGTTGGGGTAACAGCAGAAGGTGTTATGCCTCAAATTGCAACTCCTGTTGGTCTGCTCGAACCACATAAAATTCAAGCAGCATTATCCGAATCTATTTTAATACAAAACAGTCCTCGAATACCAGACTGGGCTATTTCCTTAGAAATTATTATATATGGGGCTACAGTCGCTCTTATATGGTCTGTATTGACCTTTTTAGGTATAACGTGGGGGGTTGTACTAGGCGGTCTTATATCCTTCTCTACGGCTCTAGGAGGGTTTTATTTAATAAAGAACGGGCTTTTAATAGATGTTAGTTGGGCACTGCTTGCACAGTTTATAGTGGGGGCTGTGGTTTTCTACATTAGATTTAGAGAACAATACAAACTTAGACAACAGATTAAGAAACAGTTTGAACACTATCTAGATCCTGCTCAGGTTAAAAAACTGCAAGATAACCCCGAACTTTTAAAATTAGGCGGAGAAAAAAGATTTTGTACTTTTTTATTCACAGACGTAAGAGGATTTACAGCCATGTCAGAAACACTTGAACCAGAAGAAGTAACTAAAATTATGAATGAAGCCTTAACCATACAACAAAAAGCGGTACAAAAATATGGCGGTATGGTGGATAAGTATATTGGCGACGCAATGATGGCAATCTTTAATGCTCCATTAGACCTTGAAAGACATGAAAATAAAGCAGTTGCAGCAGCAAGAGAGATACAGAAAAACATAAAAGAAGCCGACATAGATGTAGCGATAGGCGTCGGAGTTAACACAGGATACGCAGTTATTGGGAACATGGGAAGTGAAACACGGTTTGATTATACGGCAATTGGCGATGCTGTAAACACTGCAGCAAGACTAGAATCTGCAACCAAAGAAGTGGGGGAAGACATACTAATTGGCGATACTACTAAAAAAAGTTGCAATTTTGAGTTAAAATTACTGGAACCAATAAAAGTTAAGGGAAAAGAGAAACCTTTACAAATATATACAATTAAAAATGGCGACTAGAAAAACAAAATTGGACCAGCATGAAGAAATTTGTGCACTTAGATTTAAACAAATAGAAAACAGACTAGAGTCTGGTTCTAAAAGATTTGTTCGAATGGAACAGATGATATGGGGACTATACGTTTTAATTATTGGCTCACAAATTTTAGGAGCAATGCTTTCGTAATGGGTGATGTTTTAAGCAAAGTTTTGGCAGGAGTTGTTTTAGTTCTTGGAGTAGCTTTATATTTCTTATGGAACGAAAACGCTAGTCTATCTGCCTTGAACCAAGCATTTGAAATAAGAAACCAAGAACAGAAAGCAGCAATAGAGCAACTACAGGTTGACTTTAAAAAACAAACCGAAGGGCTATTAACCCTCCAATCCAAGAATCAAGAAATAGAATTAGAAATGACTCGATATCTAGATATTTTCAAAAGACATAATCTAAGTAAAACAGCAGCAGCAAAACCTGGATTACTTGAACCTAAAGTTAATAATGGAACTAAAAATGTATTTAACAGCATTGAAGAACTTAGTCGTAACATCGACGATCTTGATGATGGTCTGCAGTTGCAGTCTAATCCCAAGTAAACAACAAGTCGAAGTTATCACTAAACCTATAGAGAGAACTATAGTTCAGCCTGTTATGCCAAGGGAAATAGACTTAAAAGAGCCTTATTGGTACGTGGTGAGTGATAAAAACCTTGAAGAATTTTTAGGCAGAGTTGACAAAGAGCATGGTCAGGTGGTGTTTTTTGCTATGTCTGTTCCAGATTATGAACTCATGGCGTATAATATGCAGGAATTAAAGAGGTATATAGGTGAGCTTAAAGAAGTGGTTGTGTATTATAGAAAAGTTACTGTATCAGAAACGGAGGAACAGTAGTATGAAAATTTCAGAAGAAGGCAAAGCCTTAATTAAAAAATTTGAAGGTTGCGAACTTGATTCGTATGTTTGTAGTGGCGGTGTTTGGACCATAGGTTATGGACACACGGCTGGGGTAAAACAAGGAGATAAAATAAACCAAGACGAAGCAGACCATTTACTGACGGAAGATCTAGAAGAGTTTGAAGGTTATGTAAACAATGCTGTAGAGGTTGCTTTAGATCAAAATCAGTTTGACGCTTTAGTTGCTTGGACATTTAATCTCGGTCCATCTAATCTTAAGAGTTCTACTATGTTGGAAGTTCTAAACGAAGAAAAATATAGTAAAGTACCCAGTGAGATGAAAAGGTGGAATAAAGCGGGTGGAAAAGTATTGGAAGGTCTGATAAGAAGAAGAGATGCAGAAGCTCTTTTATTTGAAGGTAAAGATTGGTATGAGGTGTAGTAATGCCATTAAATAAATTTGTATTTCGTCCTGGGATTAATCGTGAAGGAACAGATTACGATAACGAGGGGGGTTGGTTTGATTCTAATTTAATACGTTTTAAAAACGGCAGACCACAAAAAATAGGCGGTTGGGCAAAAGACACGTTAGACACTTTTTTAGGAAAAGCCCGAGCACTTCATGGTTGGGTCTCTTTAGAGGGCACAAAGTATCTAGGGGTCGGTACAACTTGGAAATATTATATAAAACAAGGGGCTAATTTTGATGACGTTACCCCAATTAGAGCTACAACTTCTGCTGGAGATGTAACCTTTGCCGCAACTAATGGAAGCTCGACCATAACGGTAACTGATGCGAGTCATGGAGCTGTCACTAATGATTATGTTACTTTTAGTGGTGCTGCTACTTTAGGTGGTTTAGTTACCGCTACAGTTTTAAATCAAGAATATCAAATACTTTTAGTGACAGGCACCAACACTTACACAATCACTGCTAAAGACACTTCTGGCGATACTGTAACAGCTAACAGTAGTGATAGCGGTAGCGGAGGAGGAAGCACCGTTGGTGCATATCAGATTAATGTAGGACTAGATGATTTTGTTTCTTCCACAGGTTGGGGTAGCGGTACTTGGGGAGCAGGAACTTTTGGTAGTTCTAGTGCTATTTCTGCGAGTAGTCAGTTAAGACTTTGGACACACGATCATTTTGGGGAAAACTTAATGATTTGTCCTCGTGGAGGAGGAGTCTATAAATGGGTAGAGAGCTCTGGTACAACTGTTAGAGCCGTTGCTCTTTCTGGGATTAGTGGCGCAGTAGACGTTCCTACTGTTGGATTACAGGTTATAACCTCAGAAAAAGATAGGCACTTAATAGTGTTGGGCGCAGATCCCATGGAAGATTCTTCTCGCAGTGGATCAAGTGATCCTATGTTAATAGCATTTAGTGATCAAGAAAATGAACTTGATTTTCAAGCAAGAAGCACCAACACAGCAGGAGAACTTAGGCTTTCTTCTGGCAGTAAAATAGTTGGCGCAGTAAAAGCAAGACAAGAAATTTTAGTTTGGACAGACACTGCTTTATACAGTATGCAGTATATTGGTCCACCGTACACGTTCGGCATAAACTTGATTAATGAAAATACAGGGCTAATGGCACCTAAAGCAGCAGTAACTGCGCCGAGTGGTGTCTATTGGATGGGCTACGACAATTTCTACACATACACAGGAGTTATTAAAAAAGTGCCTTGTAGTGTATTGAGTTATGTGTTTGATAATTTTAATGCATCTCAAGCATACAAAGTTCACGCTTTTACTAACACCCAGTTTGACGAAGTGGGTTGGTTCTATCCATCAGCTAGTTCTGGTGAAATAGATAGATATGTGCTCTACAACTATGCGGAGAATGTTTGGAGTTATGGAGAACTAACAAGATACGCTTGGTTAGATTCAGGGGTAGAACCCTACCCAAGAGCATCAACAGACTCTTATCTATATGAACACGAAACAGGGTACGACGCAGATGGAAGCCCGATGACTAATGTATACATAGAGTCCAGTGATTTTGACATAGGAGACGGAGAACAGTTTGCGTTTATCAGTAGGATAATACCTGATTTAAGATTCTTGAGTAATAGTAATGGCGGTCAGGTTAATTTTGTATTAAAAACACGTAATTTTCCAGGAGATAGTTTAAGCACTAATAGTACCTCTGTTATAACCAGTTCAACTGAACAATCCTATGTAAGAGCAAGAGCACGTCAGGTGGTTGTTCGGTTAGAATCAGACGATGACAGTACACCTGGAAACACAGCAACAGGTTGGCGATTAGGTGCCACTCGTTTAGAAATACGACCCGATGGTAGACGATGAGCAGACTATTAGTCACACAACTGCCTCAAGAGATGGAAGAGGTTGTAAGTGCGGGAACGTACAACCGTTTAGTACGAATACTGGAGATAAATTTAGGGGAATTTGACCCAGACAACATACGACAGATAGATGATACAGAAAAAGGAAAAATACAATTTAATGCAGGAAGTCTTGTCTGGAATACAAACAATGAATCTTTGGAGGTCTGGTCTGGTAGTCAATGGCTTACCCTTTCCACTCCTCAAAACGACCACGGGCTATCGGCTACAGGGTCTGTTGGGGAAGTTACACTAAAGATAGCAGGAGACACGACTATTACATTATGATCGTAAAAGAATATACAACGTTGTTTAAATTAGTTAAACTATCTAGATAGAGGAGTTGAATACAGATATGCAGCAGTCTCAAGGTTTACAAAGTTTAGAGGAGTTAGCAGACGCTCGTCATGCGTTGGCGATTCATGGTCGTTACGGCGACACGACCATAGGACACTTAACTCCTGGAGAAATGGTTCTCCCCAGACCCATAGCAGACGATCCCGTATTAAAAAGACAATTATTTGACGCTTTTGAACGTCACGAACTTAATCCCCACCAATATCAAGTGGGTCATTTTGAAAATTCAATCAACCCTCTCACTGGAGTTCCTGAATTTGGGTTCTTTAAGAAGATCGGTAAGTTCCTTAAAAAAGCAGCACCAGTTATCGGTAAAGTTGTAGGGTTCGCTATTGGTGGACCAGCAGGTGCAGCAATTGGTGGCGGTATTGGAGGAGCGGTAAAAACAGGCAGTTTAAAAGGAGCGGTAAAACACGCAGCATCTGGCTACATGATGGGAAGCATGGCAACAGGTTTCGGTGTTCAAGGTGGTGGCGGTGTTGGTTCTTTATGGGGCAAAGGCACAAATCCAACAGGTAGTTTATGGAAACTAGGTAAAGCTGTTCCAGGAGCTCAGGGCGGAATCGGTGGCTTTTTCCAAGATATTGGTGCTAGTGGTGCAGGTGCTTTACGTTCTGCATCAGCAGCAGGGTTGCCTTCAAGTTATGCAGGAATCGGGGATTCTTGGGGTAAACTATCCACACTGCAAAAAATGGGTGTGGGGGGTTTAGGTTTAGCCTCACTTGGTGGATTTGAAGCAGGAAAAGACGACTCTCAAATGCCTGGACCGAGCGGTGAATTAGGCGGTTATCTACAGAGACCACTCTCAGCAGCAGCACTACCCACTCAATACGGTACAGAAGGTGTAGGAGTTGATGGTCCAGGAGGCATGAATACTATGGCTATGGGTTCTGGTATTGCTGGCGGTGGTGGATTAGATCCAGCAACTGCAGCTTATTTAAGAGCAACCATGGGTGACGAAGAATACAGTAAATTAATGTTCCCTGAATTTCAACAAAGAGCAGCAGTAAAAGATGGTGGAGCGATATATGAATTAGACATGCGTGGTGGCGGAGAATCTTCTGGTCCAGGAAATGGAGTTTCAGATGACGTGCCTGCCATGCTTAGTGATGGAGAATTTGTAATGACAAAACAGAGTATAATGGGTATGGGCGACGGTGATCATGAAAAAGGTATTGAAACTCTTTACGCCATGATGAATGAAAATGAAAACAGAGCGCAGCAGATGGGGATAGGGAGAGCATAATGGCAACCGAAAGCAGTTATCAACGAGTCGAACAACTTCCACCTAATTATTTAGCGCAGATGTATAGCGGTGTTCCTGGGACTAATGTTCCTGGACTAATGCCTTTATTGAACCAAGAACTTGTCAACAGAATGATGGGGTTTGGGGTAGAGGGAGCTAACCCCTATACATATTCAGGAGAACGAATAGCAGACTTTGCACCTGCAGAAAGAGAAGCAATGAGAATGACTGCGGAAGGTATGGGTTCTTATGCCCCGTATTTCCAAAGAGCAGAACAAATGACGGAAGGTGGACTAGGTGCAGCAGCTGGTGCTTACGGAGACACTCGTGGCATGATTGATCAAGCAGTTCAAGCTGGTGAAATGAGCACTAACGAAGCTATGAATATGTTAAGACGTGCCCCTAGAGTTGGAGCAGCAGCAACCAGAAGAGGTTTAAGGGAAGTTGGTAGAGGCGGTAGAGAACTGAGTGGTGCTAGAAATGTTTTAGGTGGTACAATGGGCAGGCTCGGCGAAGCAGCAGGAGTCGGTTACGGATCCACACAAGAATTTGACCCACGTGGTATAGAAAGTTTTTATAATCCGTTTGAGCAACAGGTTGTTGATCAAACCATGGAAGATGTTCGTAAAGGTTTAGCTCAGGGGGACATAGCACGTAGAGCAAACGAAATAGGTGCAGGAGCTTTTGGAGGTTCTCGTAGTAGACTTCAAGGTCAAGAACTAGCAGAATCTGCAGCAAGAGGTGCGGCATCTCAAATAGGTGCTATAAGGTCAGGTGGTTATCAAGACGCAGCACGTAGAGCACAAGGTGCATTTGAAGCACAACAAGGCAGACAAGCAGGTCAAGCAAATTTATTAGCAGGTCTAGGTTCACAACAAGCTAACATAGGTTCTCAACTGGGACAGATGGCAGGTCAAAGAGCAGGCATGGGAGCACAAATAGCAGGCATGGGCGGTAATTTAGCAGGACTATACGGCTCAACTGCTGGAGGTATCGGTAGCTTGGGTGGTAATTTATCGAATATATACGGTGGAGCTGGTCGAGATATCTTTGGCTCAGGTGCTCAATTAGGACAACTTGGCATGGGCGCAGGTCAACAGATGGCTGGTTTAGGTTCAGGTGTAAGCGGACTAATGGGTCAGGACATCAGTAGAATGATGGGCATGGGCGGTATGCAAAGAGGAATGGATCAACGTGGACTAGACTTAAACTACGGAAACTTCGTAGGTCAGTATAATCTACCGATGCAAACTCTAGGTCAAATAGGTGGTATGGCTACTGGTTGGGCTCCAGCAATGGGAGGAACAACCCTACAACAAGGTCAACAAGGCAACACAACTAATCCATTGATGCAAGCAGCAGGCACAGCTCTCACAGCATACGGAGCACTTAAATAAAAATGGCTAACGAATACCCTTTCCGCTCAGCTATCGGTCCAGGAACTACGACCATC